ATGTATCAATATAACTTCAACAAATCAAGTACAGGTGCTCCATTTATCACTTTAGATCAAATTGAATCACTGACCGAGAATATTCTCAATAAATATTGTCCTTCTGCAATCGAGAATTTTGAAGCAGTAGATATTGAAGGACTGGCAGAATTTGATTTAGGGTTTAGTGTTGAGTATGCCTACTTATCTCATAACGGATGCTATGCAGGAATGATGGTCTTTAATGATGACCAAGTAATAAGAACAATGAAAAGCCTAATGCCAAATGTTGAAACGGGACAATGGGAACTAGAATATCTTACAGATAGAGCCAATACTATTCTAATAGATAAACAATTAGACAATCCAAGAGATAAAGGATTTAGAAGGTTTACCCTAGCTCATGAATGTGGACATGGTGTAATTCATCCGTGTGTATTCTATAGAGATCCAAACCAAATATCTTTTTTTAATGAAGAAGAAAAGCCTGCTTCGCTAGCTTGTCGAACTGGCGATGTTAATAAGAAGAAAAATAAACGCTGGGGATTTATGGATACAATAGAATGGCAGGCGAATACATTTGCTTCTTGTCTTTTGATGAATAAAAAAGCGATCAGAAAGTATTTATACTATCTAGGTTATGATAAGCATATCAAGGATGAAACTTATCTATTTGATTTCATCATGAAAGTATCAGAGCAATTCCAAGTATCAAAAACAGCAGCATTAGTTCGATTAAAAGTATTAGGCTATGCACCTAATGATTTTGAATTAACAAAAGAACTATATAACGAATTTAGTTTTTAAAATATAGCTTAGCTATATTTTTTTAAGAAAGAAATTAGCAAAGAAGCTAACAAGGAAAGATAAGGAGGTATTATGGAACAAATGGCATGTCCAGTCTGTAAAAAGAGATTTTTTGATGTATCAAGAATTCCTTTAGAGAAAATAAAGATAGCAGCAAAATGTCCACACTGTGGGAAAATCTCAACACTGGAAATATCAAACAAAAATAAGAAAAAACCATACCGAGCAAAGAAGTAAATGTAACTATCAAATAGCCGGATGAGTATTCAAAAAGAAACTCATCTGGCTATTTTTATATTAAGGAGGTGATCCTATAGAAATAAGAAACAAAGAAGGAAAAAGAGTCTGTGATATTAGTGAAGACAAGAAAAAGCTAACTATCAGGCGAGGTAAAAGTACAACCATAGCCTATGTAGTTAAAGGCGAAATTAAAATTTTAAATAAGTAAAAGATATCCGCAAGAACGCTAGACGGCAGTCGGAAAACCAAACCATGGTTTTCTATTGCCGTCTTTTTTTGTTTTTACGGATGGCCTTCTTGCGGATCTAGAGATTTTGCAAGGAGGCAAAAGATGGCAAAGAAAAGATATTTAGAAATAAATGGCAAAGAAATCGAAGTTAGTGAAGAAGTCTACAAAGAATATATGAAACCAATCTGGAGAGAAAAAAAGAGAATCCAAAGAGCCTACAAGAATTTAGAAGAACTACAGGATAAAGACAGAATTAAAACAGTGGCTGAGAAAAATGGAAACTATGTCCAAGCAGGAAGTTTAGAAACAGGCTTTGTCGAAACAAAAGAATATGGTCTTCCCTTATCCCTTGATGTTGCTGAAGAAGAATACGACTTTGAAGTAACTAGCGTTAAAAATACTGAGGACATAGTAACGTACAAACTTCTAGAAGAAGCATTCTTAGAAGTCATTAGTGAATTTTCTGAAAGAGATAAAGAAGTTCTAAAACTACTTTTTATCTACGAAATGAAAGAAAGAGAAGTCGCAGAAGTAGTAGGAATATCCCAAAAAACAGTTAATAACATCAAAAATAAGCATTTACCAAAGATTCAAGAGAAATTGAGACCTTGGAAAAAATAATTACTCAAAAACTTACTAGATGTCCTAAGGAATATGAGGGAAGAAGTCTTACTCAAATACAAACAGGATGTCCTAAGAAGTATGAGGAGATACAACTTACTCAAAATGAAGGCAAATGTCCTAAGGAGTATGAGAGGAGAAATCTTACTCAAAAATTTAATGAATGTCCCAAGGAGTATGAAAGGAGGAACAAAGTGGACTTAGTAAAAAACGAACAGATGGCAGAAAGTTTAATAGCCATCTCAATTGTTGCCAAGAAGATAGCTATGGAATTAATGCAACCAGAGAAAGGAGAAAAAAGTGTCAAGAATAAAGCTACTAATGGAAATCAAAGAAGATGCAGAGAATCTTGCATCTAGTATAGGTGTCTTTCTCACAGCACTAGAAAGTGATGAGGAACTGCCTAAAGAAGAAAAGGTAAAACAAGAAGAAAAGACCTATGAGATTGAAGATGTTAGAAAAATACTAGCCGACAAATCAAGATTAGGCCATACAGCTAAGATAAGAGAACTCTTAGAAAAGTATGGAGCTAAAAAGTTATCTGACATTGAACCAAGTAACTATAAAGACTTGATAGCAGATGTGGAGAAACTCTGATGGGCGATCACGCAATATTATCTGCATCAAGTAGTTCACGCTGGATTCACTGTCCACCAAGTGTTAGGCTCTCTCAAAAATATGAAGATGAGGTTAGTCCTTATGCGCTTGAAGGCACATCAGCTCATGCCTTAGCAGAGTATAAACTTAAAAAGTTATTAGGTTTAGATGTAAAAGATCCTACTGACGATTTGGATTTTTATGATGAGGAAATGGATGAACTAACTGAAGGATATGCCTCATATGTAACGGAAGTTATAAGTAGGTACGAAAGCCCAGCCGTCTTTGTGGAAGAAAGACTTGACCTATCAGACTATGTTAAGGAGTCCTTTGGAACTGCTGACTGTGTAGTTGTTGGAGGAAAAGAACTTCATGTAATAGATCTAAAGTATGGTCAAGGAGTTTTAGTAGACGCTAAAGAGAATTCACAACTCATGTTATACGGACTTGGTGCATTGACTCTCTTTGATGGAATTTATGATATCGAGAAAGTAGTTCTTCACATCTATCAACCAAGAAGATGCAATATCTCAACTTATGAAATTAAAAAGATAGAACTTTATAAGTGGGGAGAATCTGTACGAGAGATTGCAGAGAAAGCTTACAAAGGAGAAGGGGAATTCTCTTGTGGAGAATGGTGCATCTTCTGCAAAGCTAAGAATAAATGCAGGAAAAGGGCAGAAGAGAATCTGAAACTAGCACAAGATGAATTTACCCTACCACCAGAACTATCTGACGATGAAATTGAAAAGATTTTACCAAGACTAGACGAAATGGAACAATGGGTCAAAGATATCAAGGCCTATGCTTTAGAAAAAGCAATGAGGGGCCATAGATGGAAGGACCTAAAACTCGTTGAGGGCAGGTCTAATCGAAGATACAGAGATGAAGATGAAGTTATAAACAAAGTAAAAGAACTGGGATTCAATCCCTTTGAAGAAAAGATACTTGGCATCACAGCTATGACTAAGTTACTAGGTAAGAAGGTCTTTGATGAAAATATCAGCGACTTATTAGAAAAACCAAAAGGAAAGTTAACCTTAGTAAGCATTGATGACAAGCGAGAAGAAGTAAAAATTGACAATGTTAAAGAAGAATTTGGAGTGGTTAAGGAATGAAAAAAATACCACTTACAAAAGGACTTTATGCATTAGTTGACGATGAAGATTACAAAGAACTATCAAAATATAAGTGGTTTGCCAGCGGTCATCCAGGTCAGTTATATGCCTGTAGACACAATCCAGAGAATAAATCTCGCCATATTAGAATGCATAGACAGATTCTAAATGCACCAGAAAATATGGAAGTAGATCATATAAATCTCAATAGATTAGATAATAGACGATCTAATTTAAGATTAGCAACTCGACAAGAAAATTCTTTTAATAGAAACAAGTTTAACAAGAATTCTCACTCTAAATATAAGGGAGTTACTTTTCATGTTAGAGATAGATGTTGGCAAGCGTGCATCAGAGTAAATGGCAAACACATTTATTTAGGTAGTTTTGATAAAGAAGTAGACGCTGCAATGGCGTACAACAAAGCAGCTAAAAAGTATCATGGTAAATTTGCGAATATAAATATAATTCAGGAGGAAAATTATGCAAAATAAAACAAAAGTAATTACAGGTGAAGTTAGATTATCATATTTTAACGGATGGGAACCAAAGTCAATCAATGGTGGTAAAGAAAGATACTCAGTATCTGTCATTATTCCAAAGAGCGACCAAAAGACAATTGAGAAAATTGAAAAGGCAGTAGATGCTGCTATTGATGAAGGACTTTCTAAATTCAATGGAAAGAAACCAAATAAGAAAGCTATCAAACTACCATTAAGAGATGGCGATACAGAAAAAGATGATGAAGCATATGCAGATGCATATTTCTTAAATGCCAACTCTATGACAGCACCTCAAATTGTAGATAGAAATGTAGAACCTATTCTTGATAGAAGTGAAGTCTACTCAGGGGTTTATGCAAGGGTATCCCTTAATTTCTATGCCTACAATGTAAATGGCAATAAGGGCGTAGCGGTTGGGCTAGGGAATATTCAAAAACTAAGAGATGGTCAACCTCTAGGAAATAGGTCTAATGCAGCAGATGACTTTGATGCCATGGACGATGATGACGAAGATTTCTTAGCATAGGAGGCAGAAATGGACTATTTAATTACAGCAATAGTTTTAGCTATTTGGTCCTTTTTATGGTATAAGCTTGGATTTTTACAAGCTCAACTAAAAGAACTAGATAGAGATATCAGAAAAATAGAAAAACAAATAAAAGAAGATAGAAAAAATAATTTAGCAGAATTAACAAAGCTTAGTGATAGCTATGAAGAGATTGTCCATAGATCTTGAAACATTCTCTTCAATTGATTTAGGCAAAAGTGGTGTATACAAATATGCCGAGAGTGAGGATTTTGAAATCCTCCTCTTTGCATATTCATTAAATGATCAGAAAGTACAAGTCATAGATTTGGTAAATGGAGAGCTTATTCCTAAAGAAATATTATCAGCACTTAGTGATGAAAGCATAGAAAAGTGGGCTTTTAACGCGAATTTTGAAAGGGTGTGTCTATCTAGGTTTTTAGGTAAGAGACTAAAACCTCAAGGTTGGTACTGCACTATGATTTGGTCAGCCTATCTTGGTCTACCTCTATCGCTTGAGAAAGTCGGGGAGGTTTTGAAACTAGATAAGCAAAAGATGAATGAAGGCAAGGCTCTTATTAAATATTTTTCTATTCCATGTAAACCTACTAAAATCAATGGTATGAGAACAAGAAATCTACCACATCACGATTTAAAAAAGTGGTTTACCTTTAAGGAATACAACCAAAGGGATGTGGAAACAGAAATGGCTATAAAGAAAAAATTATCAGCCTTTCCTATGCCTTATTCAGAATGGGAAAACTACTGGGTAGACCAAAACATAAATGACAGAGGAATTTTGATTGATGAAGCTTTAGTTGAATCAGCTATTAAATTCGATGAAATTTTACGAGAAGAAAATATGGATAGAGCCATAGGATTAACTGGTCTTGAGAATCCAAACTCTCCCTTACAACTAAAAGATTGGCTTAATAAAAAAGGCTTAGAGATAGATTCCTTAGCTAAAAAAGATGTAGAGTCTGCTCTTAAAAATGCTGAAGGAGATATAAAAGAAGTCTTGGAACTTAGACAAGAGTTATCTAAGTCTTCAGTTAGGAAATATGATGCTATGAAAAATGTAAAAGGAAAAGACAATCGAGCAAGAGGTCTGATTCAATTCTATGGAGCAAATAGAACTGGAAGGTACTCAGGAAGGCTTATTCAAGTTCAAAACTTAAGAAGAAACAATCTAAAAGATTTAGACATAGCTAGGAATCTTGTAAAAAATAGAGATTATGAAACTATGGAAATTTTATATAAATCACCCTCTGATATTTTATCCCAACTAATAAGGACGGCCTTTATAGCAAAAGAAGGCACCAGGTTTATTATTTCAGATTTTTCAGCAATAGAGGCTCGTGTTCTTGCTTGGCTTGCAGGAGAACAGTGGGTATTGGATGCATTTGAAAATGGAGAAGACATCTATTGTAGAACGGCATCTAGGATGTTTGGAGTGCCAGTTGAAAAGCATGGAGTAAACGGACATCTTAGACAAAAAGGGAAGATTGCTACTTTAGCCTGTGGTTATCAAGGGGCCTTAGGTGCTCTTAAGGCAATGGGTGGAATTGATATGGGTTTATCTGAAGATGAACTTCAATCAATAGTCGATTCCTGGCGAGAGGCAAATCCAAATATAGTAAGTCTTTGGTGGGATATTGATTCTGTAGTAAAAAGAGTTGTAAAGACTAGAACTAAAGAAGAATATAAGAGCCTAGTTATTAGCTATGAAAAAGGCATTCTTTTCATAGAGCTACCTTCAAAAAGAAGGCTTGCTTATCCAAAGGCAAAAATCGGGACGAATCGATTTGGTGGAGAGTCAATTGTCTATGAAGGAATCGTAGTAGGAAATAAATGGGACAAGATAGAATCCTATGGTGGTAAATTTGTAGAGAATATAGTTCAAGCAATAGCCAGAGATATCCTAGCTGAGGCTATGATGAGACTTGAGAAAAAAGGATTTAATATCGTCATGCATATTCATGATGAAGTTGTTATAGAAAGTGATTCATCTAGTATCGAGGAAGTAAATCAAATTATGTCCGTTGTTCCTATTTGGGCACCTGGACTTATCTTAGATGCAGATGGATTTGAAAGCGAATTTTATAAGAAAGATTAGAGGAGGTTTATTTATGTTTTATGTTAAAGAAAAAATCAATGATGCCATGGAAATAAGTATTGAAATAAATGATGAGAATGTCTTTTGCACCTGTCCAAAGTGTGGAAAAGAAGTTCGAGTAGACTTAAATGAAGTATTAGAAGATGGAGATTTATTTTCTACTCAAGTTTACTGTAATACTTGTAGTGAAACAATGAGGGATATTTATGAATAAAGAATTATACAACAGGAGTGGGTGCAAGGACCCCACTCCTTATCAAGCAATTAAAAATACAGAGAAAAGGTACTATCCCTTGGTATATATCTGCAGTCCATTTTCTGGAGATGTTGAAAATAATGTAATTAAGGCAAGAACTTATTCTCGCTATGCCTTGGATAGAGGAAATATTCCCATAGCACCACATCTTTTATTTCCTCAGTTTATGAGTGATGAAAGTGAGAGAAGACTTGCTATGCATTTTAATTATGTCCTTCTTGGAAAATGTGAAGAAGTCTGGGTCTTTGGTGACAACATAAGTCCTGGAATGGCAGAAGAAATAAGAGTTGCTGAGAAGAGAAAAATGAAGATTCAATATATAAGGGAGGTAGCCTAATTGAAAATATATACCTCAAACTTAATGGGAGTGGAGTCAAACTGTGTTTATCCAAATGAAGTTAATGCAGTAGATGTTAGGTCATTTGAGAAAGCCGCAAGTTTTGATCATGTAATGGCTAAGTATAAAAACTCCTACAGGTCCAATGATAATTTTATAGAGTCGGAATGTGTTCCCATGGATATAGACAACGATCATTCAGAAAATCCAGATGACTGGATTTCAGCTAATGATTTAAAAAGAATCTTTGACGGAGTTAAATTTGCCATAGTTTACAGCAGAAACCATAGAAAAGAAAAAAATGGAAAAGCTGCAAGACCAAGAATGCACATATATTTCCCAATTCCTAAGATCACAAATTTAGCTGAATATGTAGGAATAAAAGAAAGCTTGGCGGAAACCTATACTTTCTTTGATGGCAATGCCCTAGATGGAGCGAGGTTTTTCTTTGGAGTAAAGAACCCTGCTGTTGAAATAGTTAGGGGAAGGAAATATATAACTGATATTCTAAAAGATGACTTTGAAGACTTCGATAACTCTCAAGACTTAATTCAACAAGGCTCTAGAAATTCAACTATGAACCATTTTGCTGGTAGGGTTCTAATTCGATATGGAAAGACAGATGATGCAAGAGAATTATTTAATAAAAAAGCTAGTCTTTGCTCACCACCACTCCCAGATGATGAATTGGAACAAATCTGGAGGTCAGCTTGTAAGTTTTATAAAAAAGTAGCAGCAAGTGAAGATTATGTTCCACCTGAAGAATACAACGAAAGATATGAGGAATATAAGCCAGAGAAACTTACAGATATAGCAATGGCTGAAATCTTTACTAAGCACAACAAAAATAAAGCTATCTACACGATATCTCAAGGCTGGCTTTATTGGACGGGCAGGAAGTGGGAAGATTCTGAACTAAAAGTAATGAGTCTTTATATGGGGACTGCTAAAAAAGTTCTAGAAAATGCAAGCATTGAATTTAAAGAGGTCTATCAAGAATTAGCAGATGCAGAAATGATGGGAAGTAAGGAAGAAAAGGCACAAGCAAAGTTAAAAGCAAATAGTGCAAAAGCTTATCTCAATTTTGCTAAAAAAATGAACGATCATGGAAAAGTATCTGGAATATTAAAACTAGCTAAGTCCTTGTTAGAAGTTAAAAATGAGAAACTAGATGCAGATGCTTTTATTTTAAATACACCTGCTGGAGTTATTGATTTGAAAACAAGTGAAATAAAAGAGCATGACCCGTCTTACTACTGCACGAAGATGACTGCCCTAGCTCCAAGTAAGGATAATATGGATATGTGGCTATCTACTTTAAGAGATGTAACTGGTGGAGATAATGAGTTTATTAATTTCTTAAAGTATCATGCAGGGTCGACTTTAATAGGTCATGTTTATGAAGAAGCTCTCCTTATAGCTTATGGAGATGGAGGAAATGGGAAGTCTACAGTATTTAATTCAGAGGCTCATGTTCTTGGAGACTATGCAGGTAAAATCCCAGCTGAGTCTTTAACAACAAGAGCAAAGAATGTGAAGGTTGATCTTGCTGAGTTATGTGGTAAGAGATTTATTCTAGCCTCTGAAACAGAAGAGGGTCAAAGATTATCAAGCTCTATGCTAAAGCAGATAGCAAGTGTTGATGATATTTCAGCAGAAAGAAAATACTATGCACCCTTTTCATTTACGCCAACGCATTCTACTATCCTCTATACAAACCATCTACCAAAGGTGGGCTCTAATGATCGAGGAACCTGGAGAAGAATTGTGGTGGCTCCATTTTCTGTTGCCATTAAAAATCCTAAGACAGACTATATAGATAAGCTTCTAGAAAAAGCAGGTGGGGCAATTCTACAGTGGATGATTGAAGGGGCAAAAGAATATATAGATGCAGGCTTTAAATATCCAAAGTGTAGTGTTGTAGATGATGCTAAAAGCTCATATAAGGAAGAGAATGATTGGATAAACCATTTTATTTCAGATAAATGCATAAAAGGTACAAATTATAAAGAGATGAGTGCAAGGTTATACCAAGTTTATCGTGAGTGGGCTGGTTCAAATGGAGAATACATTAGGAATAATAGAGATTTTTCACGAGCCCTTATAGCAGAAGGTTATGAAAAGAAAAGGACAAATAGGGGCATTGAATGGAGCGGTATAAGCATCAATGATTTAATGGAGTCAGTAGACGACTTTTTATAAATGTATCTTAGTGTAGCATTTATAGGCTAAATAAAGATGACTATATAGAAAAAAGTTTTTCTTAATTAGTGAAAAATATATACACTAAACTACAAAAAGACATGACTATTTACACTTGATTTAACAGTAAAATGGCTTAATATAGGCGTTTTGTATGGTGTGAATGGTTATAGCCTACTTTCTTTTATATATTATTTTTATTCTCTCGTGTAAAAGGTTTATATAAAGCTACACTATACAACACTTAAAAAAATGGAGGATTTATGAATTTCTATAACTACATGATGAAAAATCACTTAAATGAAAAGTCTCCAAGAGGAGATTTAGTAAGAAATATGAAGGAAGATAGAGACTTTCCTAAAAATAAAACGGGGAAATTTAAGGGCTGGAAAAGACTGATTAAAAATTATTTAGAAAGCCAGGGTGCTTGTTATGATTGTATGATGACTTTTGAGAACGCATGGAGGGAGTATGAAAATTGCGAGAGAAAGAGATTGAATCTGCCCTTGTTAAAAGAGTAAAAGAGAATAAGGGTCTTTGTCTTAAGTTTACATCTCCTTCAATGACGGGAATACCAGACAGGATAATACTCCTACCTAAAGGTAAGATAGGATTTGTAGAAACAAAAAGACCTGGAGGAGAACCAAGACCAATCCAGAAAAAGAGAATAAGGCAATTTAAAGATTTAGGTTTTAAGGTTTATGTTCTTGATTTAAAAGAAAACATTGATGAAATAATAAAGAGGATTGGAGGTGACTAATTGGAGTACACTCCACATAAATATCAAAAATATGCTACTGAGTTTATAAAAGAAAATAAGGAATCAGCACTACTGCTGGATATGGGTCTCGGCAAGACGGTCATAAGCCTAACAGCTATAAAAGATTTACTCTTTGATTCTTTTGAAATTTCTAAAGTTCTAATAATAGCACCATTAAGAGTTGCCAGGGACACTTGGAAGGAAGAGATAGAAAAGTGGTCCCACCTTGATATCTTAAAATATTCAGTAGTCATAGGAAGTGAAAAAGAAAGAATAAAAGCATTAGAAGAACAAGCGGACATTTATCTGATAAATAGGGAAAATGTAGACTGGCTAATAAATAAAAGCGAATTACCATTTAACTACGACATGATCGTAATTGATGAACTATCATCTTTTAAATCTCATAGATCAAAGAGGTTTAAAGCCTTGATGAAAGTAAGGCCAAAGGTAAAAAGAATAGTTGGTCTTACTGGAACTCCATCATCTAACGGTCTAATGGATTTGTGGGCTGAGTTTAGACTGCTTGATATGGGAGAGAGACTTGGAAGGTTTATTGGTCAGTATAGGGAAATCTACTTCAAACCAGATAAGAGAAATGGACCAATCATATATTCCTATAAACCACTACCTTTTGCTGAAGATGCAATCTATGAAAAGATATCTGATATCACAGTTTCTATGAAAGCTGAAGATTACCTAAAAATGCCAGAGAAGATAAACAATGAAGTCTTTGTAAATCTATCATATAAAGAAAGAGATATCTACGAGACCTTAAAAAAAGACTTGGTCGTTAGTATTAAGGATAAAGATATAGATGCAGTCAATGCTGCAGCCCTTTCTAATAAGCTACTGCAAATGGCATCAGGCTCTGTTTATGATGAAGATAAAAATATGATTCATATCCACGATAGAAAGCTTGATGCTTTAGAAGATTTAATAGAGGGTGCAAATGGTAAACCTGTTCTAATAGCTTATTGGTATAAGTCAGATTTAAAAAGAATCAAAGAAAGATTTGATGTAAGAGAACTTAAAACAAGTAAGGACTTTAAAGAATGGAATCAAGGTAAGATTCCAGTTGCCATTATCCATCCAGCATCTGCTGGCCATGGACTTAACCTACAAGCTGGAGGTTCAACACTTATTTGGTTTTCTCTTACTTGGTCCTTAGAACTTTATGAGCAAACCAATGCCAGACTTTATAGGCAGGGTCAGAAAGAAACAGTTGTTATTCATCATATCTTAGCAAAAGGAACTATTGATGAAGATGTGATGAAGGCATTAGAAAATAAGAATAAAACACAAGCTGCACTTATAGATGCAGTAAAAGCAAATCTAAAATGAGTAGAAGTTATATGGATAACTTACCTCAAAAACCTATGGAGGTAAGAAATGAATGCAAAAGAATATTTAAAACAAGCTTTTTATTTAGACAAGAGAATAAACTCAAAGCTGGAGCAAGTTGAATCACTCAATGCTCTAGCAACAAAAGCTACATCGACCCTATCAGATATGCCGAGGAGTCCTAATCGAGGCTCATCTAAACTTGAAGATACCATCGTAAAGATTATAGACTTACAAGAAGAAATTAATAGGGATATAGATAAGTTGGTAGACTTGAAAAAAGAAATCGTAAGAACAATAAAAAAGATTGAAGATAAAGAACTTCAAGTGGTTTTAGAAAAAAGATATCTTTGTTTTGAATCTTGGGAGAAGATAGCAGTTGAAATGAATTACTCAATTCAACATATCTTTAGACTTCATAGTAAGGCTTTGAAAAATATAGAGATATAAAAAAATCGGGTGACGCATCAATGCATCACCCGCAAAACTTTCGTTTTCAATTCGTGTTTTTATTATAGTACTAATTTTAAAACTTATCCAGGATATCATGGTGTCCAATATCTAAAAGGAATATCAGCTCATTGTTTTCATAGAACCAAATAATGCGAATATCCATGTTAACAGAGGACTCCCATATTCCATCTGTACCTTGTATTTTCTTAGTTCTTAAAGATGGATGGGTAGGATTTTCTACGAAAAATTTAAGTTTCTTTTTCGTTTGTTTCTTTTCAGTATCAGATAGTTTTTTGTAATGTTTTTTAAAGGCTTTCGAATAAGTAATTTTATAGGACATTACTTGTCTAACTCCTCGAATAGAGAGTCGATAGAATCAAAAACAGGTTGAGTCCCATTTTTTATAGATTCTTTAATTTCTTTTACTTCAGCTTTTAAATTTTTTATGACGTGTTCTGGATAGATTGCAACTGGAACAAGTACAATTTTTCCGTTATCTTCTATGACTTCAAATTGGTCGCCTTGATTTAATTCCATAGAGTTTACTATGTCTTTTGGGATAGTAACTTGTGATTTAGCTTTTAGTTCAACTAACATAAAAAACCTCCTTAGTTAGAAATTCATACTTTCTAACTAAATTATATTTTCTTCTGAGAAAAAAGTCAAGTGGAGAGTAAAGTTGATAGAATGAGAGTAAGTAGTTGTAGTATAGTTAGAATAGCAAAAGAATAATAAAACGAGCCTTGGAGATAAAATCTTCAGGGCTTTCTTTATGGAGTGATAAAGTGCCAAGAAAACCTAAGAGACCATGTTCACATCCAGGTTGTCCTGAATTAGTTGATGGACGATTCTGTAAGAAACATGAGAAAGAATACAACAGAAACTATGAAAAATATAAACGAGATCCTAAAACTCATAAGCGTTATGGAAAAACGTGGAGAATTATTAGAAAAAGATATGTAGCAGAGCATCCACTTTGTGAGATGTGTTTAAAAGAGAATAGAATGACAAAGGTAGAGGAAGTACATCACATACTTCCTCTTTCTCGTGGTGGAACTAATAACGAAGACAATCTTATGAGTCTTTGTAAATCTTGTCACTCAAAGATTCATGCAAAGAGTGGAGATAGGTTTGGAGGATAGTTTTACGTGGGGAGGGGGAGTCGTTACCTTAAAAGCTGATTTCCATACCAACGGTGCCGCCCTCTCACGCACAAAAAAACGGGTTCAAAGGCCCTATTAAAGAAAATAATAAACATAGGAGGTGATACTATCGCTAAAGACGGAACATACAGAGGTGGAAGAAGAGTAAAAGCAGGGGGTAAACCACAGTCTGCTGCTGAAAAAATAGAAAAAGGTAAAAAAGTAGAAATACTAATGAATGATATTCCAACATTTACTCCAGAAGAAATAGATGCAGTTGATTTACCAGATGGTGCAGTTCTTGATGGAACAGATATGCCAGCACCTAGTGAATATCTATCTGCAAAGCAAAAGAATGGAATACCACTTGGTGCTGATGAAATATATAAAGAGACATGGTCTTGGTTAAAACAGAGAAACTGTGAGAACTTAGTTAATCCAAGATTATTAGAATCCTATTCTCAGGCTTTTGCAAGATACATTCAATGTGAAGAAGCAATAAGTCAATTTGGACTATTAGGCAAGCATCCTACTACTGGAGGAGTTATTGCATCTCCGTTTGTACAGATGTCTAGTCAGTTTCAAAAGACAGCAAATCTTTTATGGTATGAGATTTATGACATTGTAAAAGAAAACTGCACGGAAGTTTATGAGGACTATGGAGAGGATATGATGGAAAAATTACTAAGGCAAAGGAGGTAATAAATTTGTACCCTTCCGATGAAACAAGACGAAATCATAGATTTCTTTGTTTCTATCGTTGGGCACGAGTACATTTTCATTATTTAAAGAAAGAGAGGAAGAAAATGTTTGAAAAAGTAAATCCAAAGCATCCAGATAAAATAGCTGATTGTATAGCTGGTGCAATTGTAGATTTAGCATATAAAGAAAATGAAAATCCTAAAATAGCAGTCGAAGTTTTGCTGGGGCATGGAAATTGTCATGTAATTATTGAAACGGACTGTAACTTAAATAAAAAAGAAATTGAAACAGCAATTAATAGGATAGCTGGAGATGTAATAGCAGATATTAAATTAGTAGAACAGGATATCCACTTATCAAAGAATCAAAAAGAAAAAATAAGATGCGGAGACAATGGAATTTTTAAGGGAGTACCTACTTCAGATGAAGAAAAGGAACTATCTTTAATTGCTCGTGAAATTTATTCTAATTATTCTTATGATGGGAAATATATTCTTGATGGAGATAAACTCATCATCTGCCAGTCAAATGTATCTACAGAAATTTTAAAATCAATTTATCCCAATGCTTTCATAAATCCTCTTGGAGATTGGACTGGAGGGCTTAATGTCGATACTGGAGCTACAAATAGAAAACTCGGTTCTGACATGGGAAGAGCAGTAACGGGTGGAGGTCTTCATGGCAAAGACCTATCTAAGGCTGATGTATCAGTCAATATTTATGCTCACCTAAAGGCACAAGAGGGAAATAGAGAGATTGAATTATCCTGTGCAATCGGAGATGAAACTGTTGATGGTAGGCCATATTCTGAAATTGTAGAAATTGCTAGAAACTACATTAATTCTATTGGTGGTTTTGAGGAATTTGCAAAGTGGGGGTTAATATGATAACAACAAAGGAAATGAAATTAGTCGATATTGAAAAACTTGTGCCCTATGTAAACAATGCAAGAACTCATTCAGCAGACCAGATTAATAAACTACGATCATCAATTAGAGAGTTTGGTTTCATTAATCCTGTAATTATTGATAAAGACTATGGAGTTATTGCAGGTCACGGAAGAATTATGGCAGCGAAGGAAGAAGGTATAAAAGAAGTTCCATGTGTCTTTGCAGACCATCTAAATGAGGCACAGAAGAAAGCATATATTTTAGCTGATAATAGAATGGCTCTTGATGCTGGATGGGATGAAGAACTACTAAGAGTAGAAATTGAATCTCTGGAAGATTATGGTTTTAATGTAGAACTTACTGGTTTTTCACCAGATGAACTATCTAATATTTTTGACTTAGGAAATGATACAGAAGATGACGGTTTTGATGTAGATAAAGAATTGGAAAAACCTACTTTTTCAAAAGCTGGAGATATATGGACATTAGGTAAGCACAAACTTGTTTGTGGAGATTCTACAGATGAGACAACCTACGAGAAATTAATGGGAGAATCAAAAGCAAATCTTATCATCACAGATCCTCCATACAATGTAAACTATGAAGGAACAGCTGGAAAAATTAAAAATGACAATATGGAGCAAGGTAAATTCTATGAATTTTTACTAAGCTCCTTTTTAAATATGGAAAAGTTCCTTGTAGGTGATGGTTCGATATATGTTTTCCATGCTGATACAGAAGGACTTAACTTCAGAAAGGCATTTCAAGATGCTGGATTTTATTTATCTGGTACTTGTATTTGGAAAAAACAGTCCCTTGTACTTGGAAGAAGTCCATATCAATGGCAACATGAGCCAATTCTTTATGGTTGGAAGAAAAAGGGAAAACACAACTGGTACACAGGAAGAAAAGAGTCTACCATTTGGGAATTTGATAAACCAAGAAAAAATGGCGACCACCCTACTATGAAACCTATTCCACTTTTATCTTATCCAATTAAAAATTCATCAATGACAAACTCCATTGTACTCGATCCATTTGGTGGAAGTGGAAGCACACTAATAGCTTGTGAACAAACGGATAGGATTTGTAGGATGATAGAACTTGATGAAAAATTTGTAGATGTCATTGTAAATAGATTTATTGAATTAGTTGGCAGTGATAAAGATGTAAGACTTTTAAGAAATGGAAAAGAATACAAATACTCCGAGGTAGTAAAAGATGAATAAAGAACTAAGATTAGGTTCACTATTTGACGGCAGTGGAGGATTCCCCTTGGCTGCTATTTTTTGTGGAATAGAACCTATATGGTCATCTGAAGTTGAGCCTTTTCCAATAAGAGTTACCCAGAAAAACCTACCTCAAGTTAAACATTTAGGAGATATCAAAGATATTGACGGGACTGAAATCGAACCTGTCGATATCATTTCATTCGGTAGTCCTTGCCAAGATTTATCTATTGCTGGTAAAAGGGCAGGACTTGAAGGAGAAAAATCTAACCTTTTTTATGAGGCAATAAGAGTTATAAAAGAAATGAGGTGTAAAAGTAATGGTAAGTATCCTAGATACCTACTATGGGAAAATGTGCCAGGAGCCTTCTCATCAAACAAAGGAGAAGACTTTAGATGCGTCCTTGAAGAAATTACAAGAATTAAAAATTCCGCAGTTAAACTTTCTCGACCATCGAAATGGCAAAGTGCAGGAGAAATCCTGGGAGACGATTTTTCCCTTGCATGGAGAGTCCTTGATGCTAAATATTTCGGAGTGCCCCAACGAAGAAGACGAATCTTCCTTGTCGCAGATCTTGATGGAGGAAGTTCCAGAGAAATATTATTTGAGCAAAAAAGCTTGTCAGGGGATACTTCAGAGGGCTGCGAGAAAGGAAAAAGAAATACCAGAGCCATTAAAGAAAGCTTTAATAAAACAATCTGTTTAAATGACCAAGGTGGAGAAAGAATGGATATATCTGAGGATTTATCTGGAACACTAAGAGCAAAGGCAGGTAATCCTCCTCTTTTATATGATATAAGACAAACTTCTGAAAATACAAAAAATGAAAGACATAATATTTATGAGTGTGACGTTTCAAGAACTATAGATACATCTGGAAATACTCCTACTAGAAATCAAGGTGGAGTTGCAATAGTAGAAGACATCTACACCATGAGCAAGAATTCTCATTTTACAAAAGCAGACAAGAATATATCGCCTTCTTTAGTTGCTACTGATTATAAAGATCCACCTCTTGTTAATCAGAAACTTGTAAGAAGATTAACACCAAAAGAATGTGGAAGATTACAAGGATTTCCAGATTACTGGTGTGATGACTTAGGAATAGAAAATTCAACGGATGAAGATGTATCCTTTTGGAGAGAGGTTTTTGATAAGGATGCTGAAATAAAAGGTCTTAAAAAGAAGAAAACAGATAAGCAAATATTAAAATGGCTTAAAAATCCTCATACAGATTCAGCAGAATATAAAATGTGGGGCAATGGGATTGCTCTTCCATGCGCAATATATATCTTTAAAAGCCTTGTAAATACAGCAAATAAGACTTGATATAAATCAGCATTTGAGCAATATATGTATGTAAGAGGTGATTAGATGATTTCAAAGGAAATGATTAAAACTTTAAAAGAAGTATATCCAGATGGAACAAGAATTAAATTAATTAAGATGGATGATATACAAGCACCACCAAAAGGAACTCTAGGTACAGTTTATGGAGTGGATTCTATTGGATCAATCCTAGTAAAATGGGATAATGGTTCAACATTAAATGTGATTTTCAAGGAAGATATTATAGAAAAAATATCGGATAAAGATTGAAAAATAGCTGTTATTTAAGCGAAAATTACTTGACTTATCTTCGATAGTACGGGAATATGTACATAACAAAAAGAGATAAGGAGATAAAGAAAATGAAAAAAATAGACATTTTAGAAAACCTTGAAACAAACGAAGATTTCCAAGAAAACAAAATCAACTACAGCTTTTATTGGGCCTACGAAAAAGCTAAAAGAGCAGGACTTGAAAGACTAGACTTTGAAGAATTAGGATTTGAAAAAGACTACCTAGAAATTATAGAAAACCTTGAGAGATTTGAAATTAAAGAATTTACAATTTCAGACCAATCCACAGCACTTATGAATGAATTACAAGCACTCAAAAATAAAGGATATTTCATAGTCGACTTAATCGAACAAGAAACAGGAAGAACAAACTGGAATTTTGAAACAAAAGAAGACGAAAAAGAAATAAAGCCAGCTTTACTTCTAAGAAAGATTCAAAAATAAAAGAGAGTTACCATGAAAAAAGATATCCTAGAAAGATTAGAAACAGAAGTCAAAGCCTGCAAAAGATACGCTGAAAATTCAATAAAAAAATCAAGAGAAGGAAATATTGGATCAGCAATTAACCTTTTAGACATAGCAGGAGCAGCAAAGAAATGTGCAGACCAACTTCATGAAGAACTTTGGAAAGAGTCACAAGGAAACCTAAACGAAGAAGAATTTGAACTTTTTGCAGAATCAGAAACATTAGATAGAGAACTTAAGAAAGCTTACAAAGAATTAAACATAGCAAGACAAAGATAAAAATAAAGGAAATGAGCCAAGGCTCTTTTTCTCGTAGTGAACTAGCTAAGACTAGTATTTTTTATGCTCATTTTTAGAGGAAGGAGGTCAAATGAAATATAAACCAAGTAAATTTATGATAGAAACTTCTCATTATGATAAAAACAAGGCAGATTATGCTGTTACATTTATAGAATGTCTTAAACACACAAAAGGTAGATGGGCAGGAAAAGACTTCAAGCTTATTGAATGGCAAGAAGAAATCATCAGAGACTTATTTGGTATTGTAAAAGATACGGGGTATAGACAATTCAATACAGCCTATATTGAAATTCCAAAGAAGATGGGTAAATCTGAACTTGCAGCTGCTGTAGCACTCCTCCTTACTTGTGGTGATGGGGAAGAAAGAGCAGAAGTTTATGGATGTGCTGCTGATAGACAGCAAGCAACTATAGTTTTTGATGTTGCAGCTGATATGGTAAGAATGTCTCCAGCCCTTTCTAAAAGAGTAAAGATTCTAGCATCTCAAAAGAGAATGATATATAAGCCTACGAATTCTTTTTACCAAGTCCTATCTGCAGAGGCTTATTCTAAACACGGATTTAATATTCATGGTGTGGTCTTTGACGAACTTCATACCCAACCTAATAGAAAGTTATTTGATGTCATGACCAAAGGGTCTGGCGATGCGAGAACTCAGCCTTTATATTTTCTTATAACAACTGCAGGAACAGATACGAAATCAATCTGCTACGAAACACATCAAAAGGCAGTGGACATACTTGAAGGCAGAAAAACTGATCCAACTTTTTATCCTGTAATTTATGGAGCAGGTAGAGAAGATGATTGGACAGATGAAAAAGTATGGCATAAGGCAAATCCGTCTCTTGGAATTACAGTTCCAATAGAAAAAGTAAGACAAGCCTGTGAATCAGCTAAGCAAAATCCAACTGAAGAGAACGCCTTTAGACAGTTAAGATTAAATCAGTGGGTCAAACAAGCAATTAGGTGGATGCCTATGGAAAAATGGGACTTATGTAATTTTGCTGTTAATGAAGATGAACTAAAGGGCAGAGTTTGTTATGGAGGTCTTGACCTATCATCGACAACAGATATTACAGCCTTTGTTTTAGTCTTTCCTCCATTAGATGAAGAAGATAAATATCAGATATTACCCTACTTTTGGTTGCCAGAAGATAATCTTGACCTTAGAGTAAAAAGAGACCATGTAAACTATGACCTATGGAAAAAACAAGGCTACATTCAGACAACAGAAGGAAATGTAGTACACTATGGTTTCATAGAAAAATTTATCGAAAACTTAGGTGAGATATATAACATTAGAGAAATTGCCTTTGATAGATGGGGAGCAGTTCAGATGGTTCAAAACTTAGAATGGATGGGTTTTACAGTAGTTCCCTTTGGTCAAGGATTTAAAGATATGTCTCCACCAACAAAAGAATTAATGAAACTAACACTCGAAAGAAAAATAGCCCATGGAGGTAATCAAGTTCTAAGATGGATGATGGATAATATCTTTATACGAACAGACCCTGCTGGAAACATTAAGGCAGATAAGGAAAAATCTACAGAAAAGATAGATGGAGTAATTGCTACAATCATGGCACTTGATAGGGCTATAAGATGTGGCAATGATACAAGTGAATCTGTTTATGATGATAGGGGGTTAATAGTATTCTGAATTTGGTATAATAACAATAGGAGGATTTTATGAAAAGGCTAAATACTCCTTTTGGAGAAGTATCTATAAAAATCAACAACAAAGAAATAAGCTACGAATATAAAAAGTGTGCTAATGATAGGACTTGTCCTAATTTATTAGGTAGGTACTTAATAGAAATAATATCTAAACCAACATGTGAAGAATATAGCATTTCCTGTGAAATTACAAAAAATCAATCCTTAAAATCTGAAATAGAAACTGGGGAGATGCTAGAATGTATAAGTTTTTATGGGGAAGAAAGGATAAAGCTATCCATTGGAGCCTATGGGGAAAGTTGGGGATATATAGGAAGTAGGCTAATGGAAACAAGTAATGATTACGATATAGAGTATAAACTTAATGGTCTATCTTATTTGGTATTAAAAGAAACTAAAACAGATAAATATTACTTTGCAATCTCATGGATTGATGATGTAGGGTACGAGGATCCTACAAATAATGATGACCATGATAGGGATGTAGAGACTTGGTATGGCTCAGATCCTATTTTGTTAATATGAATTACCAGCATCTACAAAAGTAGGTGCTTTTTTAATGACTAAATTAAGGAGGTGGTAATATAAACATTTTAAATTTAATATTCAAGTCGAGAGACAAGCCTAAAGACGGGGAGAGGATATCTTCATCGTCTTTTTTAATTGGGAGAACAACAGCAGGTAGGAATGTCAACGAATTTACTGCTATGCAGATGACGGCAGTTTATTCATGTGTGAGAGTTCTTGCTGAAACCTTAGCTGGACTTCCTCTTCATTTATATAAAAGGGGAGATTCAAACTCAAAAGAAAAAGCTAAAGACCACGTCATATATTTTCTTTTACACGATGAGCCAAATACTGAAATGACTTCATTTGTATTTAGAGAAACACTAATGACACATCTTTTATTGTGGGGTAATGCCTATGCTCAGATAATTCGTAATGGAAGAAATGAGGTTATTGGACTTTATCCCTTAATGCCAAACAAGATGACTGTAATGAGAAGTGAAGATGGAGAAATCTTTTATAAATACAATCATAAATCAGAAGAAGTTTATCTTTTAAAAGAAGATGTCCTTCATATTCCAGGACTTGGTTTTGATGGACTTATTGGCTACTCACCAATTACCATGGCTAAAAATGCTATAGGCATGGCTTTGGCTTGTGAAGATTATGGTGCATCTTTCTTCCAAAATGGAGCACAACCAGGTGGAGTTTTAGAACATCCAGGAATTATTAAAGACCCAGAAAGAGTTAGAGCGTCATGGAATGCTGCCTTTCAAGGCCCTAAAAACGCCAACAAAGTGGCTGTACTTGAAGAAGGAATGAAATATCAACCCATAGCTATAGCACCAAGTGAGGCCCAGTTTTTGGAAACAAGAAAGTTTCAGTTAAATGAGATAGCAAGAATTTTTAGAATACCACCTCATATGATTGGAGACTTGGAGAGGTCGTCATTTTCAAATATAGAACAGCAGTCACTTGAATTTGTTAAATACACTCTTGATCCTTGGATTGTTCGTTGGGAGCAATCACTAGAAAGAGCGCTACTAACTAAGAAAGAAAAAGAGTCCTACTTTATTAAATTCAACCTTGATGGACTTCTAAGAGGAGACTATGAATCAAGGATGAATGGATATGCTGTAGGAAGACAGAATGGGTGGATGAGTGCAAATGACATAAGAGAGTTAGAAAACCTAGATAGGATATCAGCTGAAGAAGGTGGAGACCTATATCTTGTAAATGGAAATATGCTACCACTTGATAAGGCAGGTAGTTTTTATCAGCAGAAAGGAGAAGAGATAAGTCCTAATGAAGAACAATAAAATATTTTGGAACTGGAAAAAGGATTCAAATGAACTTTATATAGATGGAGTTATTGCAGAAGAGTCTTGGTTTGATGATGAAATCACACCAAGGCTCTTTTTTGAGGAATTAAAAAACAAAAGTGGAGATATAACTGTGTGGATTAACTCCCCTGGTGGTGATTGCATAGCTGCATCAAGAATTTACACCATGCTTTTAGAGCACAAGGGAAATGTGACCATTAAGATTGATGGACTTGCAGCATCAGCAGCATCGGTTATTGCCATGGCAGGAACTGAAGTTTTGATGAGTCCTACTTCATTAATGATGATTCATAACCCCTTAACTGTAGCCATTGGTGACTCAAAAGAAATGCAAAAAGCCATAGATATGTTAAAGGAAGTCAAGGAATCAATCATCAATGCCTATGAGATTAAGACAGGTTTATCCAGAGAAGAAATTTCTAATCTAATGGATGGAGAGACTTGGTTTGATGAGAATAAGGCCATCGAGATGGGTTTTTGTGATGGAACTCTCACTGACAAAAGAAAAGATGAAAAAGCTATAAACATGGTCTTTTCAAGGCGAGCAGTTACAAATTCGCTCTTAACAAAGATAAATAAAGAAGTGAAAACTCACTCAATGAGTGAGGTCGAAGGCAGATTAAACAAAATTAAAAATACTTGGAGGTAAAGATATGAACTTAAAAGAACTAATGGAAAAGAGAACTAGAGCTTGGGATGAGGCAAAAGCATTTGCTGAATCTAAGAAAGATGAAAATGGTCTAATGTCTGATGAAGACTTTAAAACATATGAAAAGATGGAAAAAACTATCGAGAATTACACTCGTGAAATTGAAAGAAAGAAGAGGGAAGAAGAAATGGATAAATCCTTAGAAAAACCTACTACTCAAGCACTAACAAATGAACCTGCTACATTTAATGAAGAAGAAAAGCCAATGAGAGCAAGAAATGTCTATAAGAAATCTATGATGAAGGCATTAAGAACTAACTTTAGAGATATTTCCAATGAATTAAAAGTAGGCACAGATGAAAGTGGTGGATATTTAGTTCCAGAAGAAATGGAAACAGATATCGTAAATGGTCTTGAAGATGAAAATATTGTAAGAAAATTAGCTACAAAAGTTCAAACTTCCGGACTTCATAAAATCAATATTGCAGCTACAAAGCCAGCAGCCCTATGGGTTGAAGAGGGTGGCCAACTTACCTTTGGCGATGGCAAATTCGATCAAGTATCTCTTGATGCGCATAAACTCCATGTTGGTATTAAGGTTACTGAAGAACTACTCTATGATGCAGCCTTTAATTTAGGAAAATACATCACTGAAGAATTTACTAGAGCACTAGCAAATGCTGAAGAGGATGCTTTCTTAAATGGTGATGGAGTAAATAAGCCTACAGGAATTTTTGACTCTAAAAAGGGTGGAGAACTTGGTGTGACAACAAAGGCCCAAACAATTACTGCAGATGAACTAATTGATTTAGTTTACTCTCTAGATAGACCATATAGAAAGAAAGCAGCGTTCATTTTAAATGATGCAACAGTTGCTCAGATTAGAAAACTTAAAGATGTTAATGGTGCATATATTTGGCAACCTTCAATTAAAGATGGAGAACCAGATAGACTTTTAGGATATCCTGCCTACACATCAGCTTTTGCTCCAAAAGCTGAGAAAGGAAAACTCGCAGTTGCCTTTGGTGATTTTTCTTATTACAAGATTGGAGATAGAGGAAATAGGTCTTTCCAAGACTTAAAGGAACTGTTTGCAGGCAATGGCATGGTTGGTTTCTTAGGTAAAGAGAGAGTAGATGGAATCTTAGTTTTAAGAGATGCAGTTAAACTTTTAAAAATCGGTGCTACTGCCTAAGGAGTAAATTATGATTACTCTTGAGGAGGCAAAGTCCTATTTAAGGGTGGATTTTGATGATGAGGATGAGATGATTGAATCTCTCATCCAATCATCAATCAAGCACTCCATGGATGTGGCTAGAGTTGACAGTGAAGAGGAACTTTCTAAAAATTCAAATGGAAAGATAGCAGTGCTATATATGACTGCTTATCTTTATGAACATCGAGAAGAGGCAGATTATTCTGAATTAAACTTAACCCTAAGGGCTTTATTATTTGGAATGAGAAAGGCTGAATTCTAATGAGGGTATCTGATTTAAATAGAAAAATAATCTTTCAAAATAAAAATGTTGAGGTAGATGAAATTGGTAACCATAAATCAGTATGGACATACTATCTAGAAACTTCAGCCTATATATCTTTTCAAGGAAAAGGAGAAGAAGTTTTTCTTGGAATGGAAGTAGATAGGTCAGATATTTCTTTTACTGTAAGATTTCAAAATAGGTTGAAGAATATTAATACTTCAGAGTACAGAATTCTATTTGATGATGAAAAATACAATATCATCTCAATTGACTTTATGAACTACAAAAATAGACTTATAAAGTTTAGGTGTAGGAAGGTGAGTAGGTGAATGTAAAAATTGAAAACTTAGCCAGTGAAATTATGAAAGGCTTAGAAGAATATTCTGATATGGCAACAGATGAAGTCAAAAAGGAAGTTAAAAAAACTGGTAGTAATATTAGAAAAGACATACAAGAAAATGCACCTGTAGGAGAAACAAAGAAATATTCTAAATCTTGGTCAGTAAAAACTATGAAAGAAACTTCAAACTCAATAGAGCTCGTAGTTCACTCAAGGAATAGATATCAACTGGCTCATTTACTAGAGAAAGGTCACGTCCTTAGACAGGGTGGAAGAGTGTCTGCTAAGCCACACATTGGACCAGCTGAAGAGAAAGGGGCCAGAGAATTGGAAGAAAATATAATGAGGAAGTTAATAGAATGAATAAGTTAATGGAAATAATTAATGAGATAGGACTTCCATTTGCCTATTCACACTTTGCTGAGGGAGAAAGTCCAAATCCACCATTTATGGTTTATCTATTTTCCAAGAATAAACACTTTGGTGCAGATGGAGTAGTTTTCTATAAAAATACTCAGATAGACTTAGAACTTTATACTGATAAGAAAGATTTAAAACTAGAAGAAAAGATAGAAGAGATACTTGATAGAGAAAAAATCTATTATGAAAAATCTGAAGTTTGGATTGAATCAGAAAGACTCTATGAAGTTTTATATGAATTCACACTTAATTTAAAAATTACGGAGGTAAATAATGGCTAATAAAGTTAAATTTAATATTTGTAACGTACACTACGCTCTCTTTGATAAAGCCGAAGAGGGCGTGATTAAATATAAGACACCAGTACCAATGCCTGGTGCTGTTTCAATTTCACTAGATCCAAATGGAGAGCCAGAAAGCTTTTATGCTGATGGAATTGAATACTACACTATTTCAAACAACATGGGATATGACGGAGATTTAGAAATCGCTCTTATTCCAGAATCTTTTAGGACTGATGTTTTGATGGAAAAATCAGATTCAAATAAAGTTTTAATTGAGTCCTCAAATTCTGAAACTGCAAATTTTGCACTTCTATTTGAGTTTGATGGTGACCAAAAGAAAATCCGTCACGTAATGTATAACTGCTCGGCAGCAAGACCTACTCTCGAAGGAGAAACTAATGAGGAATCAAGAGAAGTTCAACCAGAAACCTTATCTATCCAAGCAAGACCACTTCCAAATGGAAATGTAAAGGCTAGGACAAGTGATGAGACAACTAAGGAAATTTATGATGGTTGGTATAAATCAGTTTATCTACCAATAGAAACATCATCTTCTACAACAAGGACAACAGGAGGTAATAGATAATGGCATTAACAAAAACTATAAAAATAGATGGAAAAGATGTTATATTTCGTGCATCGGCAGCTATTCCAAGAATATATAGATTAAAGTTTGGTCGAGATATCTTTAAAGACTTGGTGGAACTAGAAAAGTCCATGAAGAAAAATGATAAAGATAAATCCAATCTTGATATAGGCTCTCTTGAGTTATTTGAAAATATAGCCTATGTAATGGCTAAGCATGGAGATAAAACTGTGCCAGATAGCCCAGAAGAATGGTTGGATAATTTCTCAACCTTTTCAATTTATCAAATTCTACCTCAGCTAATTGAGTTGTGGGGACTTAATATAAAATCGGAAGAAGTTCCTAAAAAAAAGTAAGACAAACAGAACGACCAATGACTACACCCTTGTTTCTATTAAGGGCTGTTGAATTAGGTCTTTCTGTTTCTGATTTATCCCTATTAACAATTGGACTTGTAAATGATATGTTCACAGAAAAGAATAACGATGAATATAAGTACAAAGAAGTAGCCACACAAGAAGACTTTGATAAGTTCTAATTTAAAACCTTGAGTAGACATGGTATAATAAGGGTAATATATAAAATATAAATTTGAATTTCTATAGGAGCAAGGTTCATGGATAAAATTGTTTCAAAAATTGTTGCTTTGGGAGTTCCTGGATTAGTGCTATTGTTAGCTATAGGAGCAACTGGATATGTGGGAGCGGCATCAATCACAACAGCCCTGTGCGCAATTGGCCCTTTTGGTATGATAGGAGGAATAGCAACATTAGGATTAATTGGACTAATATCTCAAGCTATTTCTGAATATGGATTTGAAAAGATATTTGTTCAAGTAGTTAAAGAATTAGTAAAAAAAGGTGAAACTAAGGAATCTATATTGTTAAAAATAAATTCGTATAAGATTTCTAAATCTTTAAAACTGAAATTAAAAGATATACTTGAGGAAAATTGGAACGATGAATTAAATTTTCGTGAGGGAGGTACTTTGTAATGGATAAGAAAGAAAAAAAGTCAAGAAAAGAGAAGTTAAGCGAATATGTTAATTTAGGTAATGGTAGATTTAAGGACCATGAAATTGAAAATTTAGAGTATCTGGTTAAAAATAGAGAAAAGCTTGATGGAACGACTAAGACATATAGATCATCTTATAAATCCTTTGATTCGGAAGACACATATCGTGTGAATGAAGAAGATACATATACTTTTCATTCTGATGAGAATGGTATTCGTATTGATAGAGACTTCCAAAGACATTGGGATGACGGTCAAAATGATACTGAGAAAAATAGTTTTGAAACAGCAAGAGACATACTAACTTTTGCATCAAAATTATTCAGAAAATAAAATAGTTTAAAGAAAATTCAAAAAGCACTTACAAAATAGTAGGTGCTTTTTTCATGTCCATTTTTAGGAAGGAGGCGGTCAAGTGGCAAATAGAATAAAAGGAATAACTGTTGAGATTGGTGGAGATACTACCAAACTTCAAACTGCATTAAAACAAGTTAATACGGAGATTAAACATACTCAGTCTGAACTTCGTGATGTCAATAAACTTCTAAAACTTGACCCCGGAAATACTGAACTTATCTCACAAAAGCATAAGCTATTAGGACAGACCTTAGAAGAAACAAAGAACAAATTAACCTCTTTAAAAGATGCACAGAAACAAGTTGAACAGGCTCTTGCAGAAGGTAAGATCTCCCAAGAACAATATGATGCCCTTAAACGTGAGATTATTGAAACAGAACAAGCCCTTAAATCTCTAGAAAGGCAAGGGGCAACAACTAATCAGACCCTACAAAATATTGCAGCTACTGGAGAAAAGTGGCAAAATACTGGCCAGAACATTGAAAATGTCGGTAAAAATATTATGCCAGTATCTCTTGCAGTAGCAGGCCTTGGGGTAGCGGCAGTAAAGACTGCATCGGATTTTGACTCTGGTATGGCAAAGGTAAAAGCAGTGTCTGGTGCAACAGGATCCGACTTTGATGCCCTAAGGGAAAAGGCTCGTGAAATGGGAGCCAAGACAAAGTTCTCAGCATCTGAAGCGGCAGAGGCTATGAATTACATGGCCATGGCTGGCTGGAAAAGTAAGGACATGATTGGTGGTATTGAAGGAATTATGAATCTTGCTGCGGCAAGTGGTGAGGATTTAGCAACCACTTCAGATATTGTTACAGATGCCCTTACGGCCTTTGGTTTAAAAGCTGAAGACTCTTCTCACTTTGCTGATGTTCTTGCAGCTGCATCATCCAACGCCAATACCAATGTTTCATTAATGGGTGAGACCTTTAAATATGCTGCACCTATTGCTGCCGCTCTTGGATATTCAGTTGAAGATACTGCAGTAGCTATAGGTTTAATGGCAAACTCAGGAATAAAGGGTTCACAAGCAGGTACAGCTTTAAGGGCTGGACTAACTAGACTCGCATCACCAACTAAAGAAGTTATGAATGGAATGTCCATGCTAGGCTTATCAATTGAGGATGTACAGGGTCTTTCTCTTGATGAAACTCTAAGAATATTTAGAGACTCTTTTGCTAATTTAGATGGAACTCAACAGGCACAGGCAGCATCGATGATATTTGGTAAAAATGCCATGTCTGGAATGTTGGCAATTATAAATGCCAGTGAGAAAGACTATAACAGTTTGAGTGATGCCATATATAAGGCAGATGGAACAGCAGAAAAAATGGCAACTACTATGCAGGATAACCTAGGAGGTCAATTAAAGATTCTACAATCTGCCTTAGAAGAATTAGCTATATCCTTTGGAGAACTATTGATGCCTACTGTAAGAAAAGTAGTAGATATATTAACAAAACTGGTAAATGGACTTAATACACTTCCTGGTCCAGTAAAAGGTATTATTGCAGGTATTGGTCTTTTTATAGCTGCTCTTGGTCCTGTACTTATGATTGTAGGAAAACTTATCTGGTCAATAGGAACTATTATGACTAAAGGACCTCTAATTGTTGGAGGAATAACTAAGATAGTTGGAATCTTTACAGGTACACTTATTCCAGCAATCACTGCAGTAGTATCAACCATAGGTATTGTTCCTATTGCTATTGGTGCAGTAATAGCTGGACTTGTTCTTTTATGGAAGAAGTGTGACTGGTTTAGAGAAGGTGTCATCTCCATATGGGAAACTATTAAGGAATCAACTGTTGCTATTTGGAATGGAATAAAAGAATTCTTCGTAAACCTTTGGCAAGGAATATCAGAATCTTGGACAAAATCGTGGACTGAGATTACTACTTTCTTATCAGAATTCTGGTCTGGATTTATTGAAGGAGTTAAGACAACTTGGAAAGGAATCATGGACTTCTTTGCCAATCTATGGAATGGACTTGTTGAAGGATGGAACAGTACATGGACAGCTATAACAACTTTTCTAACTGAATCTTGGAATACCTTTATTGAGGGAGCCAAGAGTCTATGGCAAAGTTTGGGAGAATTTTTTACAAGCCTATGGACAGGAATTCAAACTACATTTACCAATATATGGACAGCTATCTCAACTAAAACCACAGAAGTATTTACAGCAATTGGAGAATTTATAAAAACTACTTGGGAAGGTATAAAGACTTTAATTTCAACTGTTCTTGATGCTATTAAGGTAAAAGCAGAGACCATTTGGAATGGGATAAAAGGTTTCTTAACCACTGTAATTACAGCTATTGGAACATTTATGTCCACATCCTGGAACAATATAAAAGTAGTAATTCAAACCGTTTTAAATGCTATTAAATCTATAGTGATGAATGTTTGGAATGCTATCAAGTCCTTCATATCTGGAGTTTTAAATGGAATTAGGTCATTAGTATCTAATATTTGGAATGGCATCAAATCTACTATTTCATCAACAGTGAATTCTGCAAAATCAGCAGTCACATCTGCCTTTAATTCGATGAAGTCAGCTATTTCTTCTAGTATGTCGAATATTTTATCTAGCATTAGAAATGGATTTAATAATGCAGTTAACTTTATTAGAAATCTAGCATCACAAGCCTACACATGGGGAGCCGATATGATTAATGGAATTGCTAGAGGGATTTCAAATGCAATAGGTAATGTAATATCTGCTGTATCTAATGTTGCATCAACCATTAGGTCTTACTTGCATTTCTCTGTACCAGATGTTGGTCCACTTACTGACTACGAATCATGGATGCCAGACTTTATGGAAGGATTATCTAATGGAATTGAAAAGAGTAGGAGATTAGTTCAATCTTCTATGAAGAATGTAGCAAGCGATATGGTTTTAAATCCAAATATATCAACTGTTAGTATGGGTGGATATGATAAAGAATCTGCTGTAAATGGAGTTGATATAGGAAGACAAATATCTGATGCACTTGCAAACATCAATTTAAAATCAGAAAATACTGGAGATATAGTTATACCAGTCTATCTTGGAGGCACACTCCTTGATGAAGTTATTGTTAATGCATCTATGCGCAAGAATTTAAGAAGTGGAGGTAGGTAATGAAATATCAATCATATTTAATTATTGAAGGAGTAGACCTGCCACTACCAAATACTTATGATTTGGAGTTTAGAGATATAGAGGCAGATACTGGAGGAGAGACAGAGGCAGGGACTATTCAGAGAGATATAGTTAGAAATAAAGTAGCGAGTATATCTGTAAGTTTTTCATGTAGTCCTAAGCTTGTAAAGACATTGAGTGGTCTTGCTAATAAGTCTAATCTTAAAGTTAAATACTTAGATACAGAAACACTAGAACTAAAAGAGTCACAAATGTATATAGACAAGTTTCAAGTCAAACTAATAAAAGATACTTCTTATAAGGGATTGTGGGAAGTATCTTTTTCATTGGAGGAATACTAATGTATCCAACAAGTAATGAATATAAGATAGTCATAAAAAAGAACTCTCGTAAATTTTACTGGACGGGAAATATCATCTTAAAAGATGAAACAATCATTCCATTTACCAATAAAGATATTCTTAAAGGGTCTGGATACATTCATCGTTCATGCTCTGGATCTTCTGAACTTGAAATAGGTACAGTTTATGCTGGAGAGTTTGGAATTAGCCTTTTTTCAAATATAGATAGGTATTCTTTAGAGGATTCAAAGCTAGAACTTTTTTACCATCAAGAATTAGAAAGCAAAAAGATAGAAACCATACCAATGGGAATCTTTGATGTCACTGAGGCAAATAGGTCTAAGAAAATTTTAGAACTAAAAGGCTATGATTATATGCTTAGATTTGATAAGAATTTCCCAGTAACAGATACCTTTGGTACAGCTTTTGAATTACTTACATTATCTTGTGAGAAGTGCAAGGTAGAACTAGGTATGACAGAAGATGAGGTAAAAGCTTTTGTAAATGGAGAGGAAGTTCTGGCAATTTATCAAGACCATGATATAGAAACTTATAGGGATTTTATTCACTATATAGCATCGACTCTTGGTGCTTTTGCTGGTGTGTCTCGTGATGGTAAGTTGGTTTTAAAGAAGTATGCAGAAAGCATATCAACTGAAATTAAAACAAGAGAAAGATTTTCTTCATCAATATCAGATTTTAAGACAAGATATACAGCCATCAACTCAACAAATGCAAAGTCTAAAATTGCTGAATACTACTCTTTAGAAAATGATGATGGATTAACTATGAACCTTGGAATAAATCCTTTAATGCAATTAGGACTTCCAGAAAAAAGAAAAAGAATGTGTGAGGCTCTTCTTACTGAAATTTGCAAAATTCATCACACACCTTTTGATATGGTAACAATAGGGGACCCAAGTCTTGATGTAGGAGACAGAATAGCTATTTCTTACGAAGAAGAAAAGATTGAAGGACTTATTACTGACATTGAATACAAGATAAATGGTAAGCACAGAATTCTAGGAGTTGGAAAGAATCCATACTTATCTAAGGCTAAAAGTAAGAATGATAAGAATATAGTAGGACTGTTAAACCAGATTGAATCTGAAAAATTAGTAGTTCATGCCTATTCTAATTACTCTGCCTTTAGTCTTTCTACAACAGATACACCAATAATTCGTATAGAATTTGCCTCCAATAAAGAAACGGAGGCAATTTTTAATGCCTCCATCTTGTTAAATATAATTTGTGATACTGAAGAAAAAACGAGAAAGATATCCAGAAAGTTCAAGAAACAAGTAGAGGTTTTAAATAATGATGGAAAATCCTATGATCCTCCAAAGTATGAAGAAAAAGAAGAAGTAGAGGAACTAGACTTTCTTGAAAACATAGAAATACCAACAAGGCTAATTGTTACTTATGTTTTTAATGATACGAAAATAGAACACCACATTCCAAAAGAAACTTACCTAAGTGGTGACCACATTCTAAATCTTTTCTATCCACTAACTAAACTACAGGAAAAGACTATGAACAATTTCTCGGTATTAATTAGGCTTGAATCAGGTAAGGCTATGATTGGAAAAGATAACGCTTTAGCAGCCATCTCTGGTCAGTCGCTTGGTTCTACAGCATCATGGGATGGAAAGATAAAGATTGATGAATCTTGGAAGAGAATAGAACTTAGTCATTCATTCTTGCTTAGGAAACTTAAAGCAGACTACAAAGTAGAAAGACAAATACCAACACCGATTATATTTAATGAAAAGGTAGGAAGATTTAAATATCAAGGATTGATGCTTGGAAAATATAAAGAAGAAATTACTACAGAATTTAAAGATAAGGAGGAAGAAAATGCTCAAGGGTAAATCAGTCATTGAACTAACTGATGTGAGGACAAATAGGAAGGAGATATATGAAGATGAAAACTTAATAACGAATGCAGTTCCAGATTTATTAAGACTCAATCCTATGGGGTTAATGTACCCTATGGGTGATTCGAGAATTACTCAATATGAAAAAGAAATATTTCCTATAGCAACTAAATGTTATGGTGGAATCCTTTTATTTGAGGATAAACTAGAGGAAGATCCAAATAAAATATTTGCTCCTTCTGATAATCAAATCATAGGCTATGCATCCAATGATGTAAATTCAACAGATGCACCAAGAAGAGGTTCAGCTAATCTTAATGAATCAACCCCTCTTGAAAATGGATACAAGTTTGTCTGGGACTTTTCTACATCACAGGCAAACGGAAGAATCTCTTCATTGGCATTAACACATTATAGAGGAGGGAAACATTTTTATGGAGACACTCATGGTAAAGATCCCTTCTTATTATTAAATAAAATTAGCTTATGGAAAAACAGAGAAGTCTCGGACGCATATAACGGATGTGTTGAAATAGATGTTGAAAACAACACCTTGGTTTCAATATGGCCTTTAGACAACAAATCAATAGAATTAGTAAAACTTAAGGAACCATTTACGAGTATAGGTTTAAATGATCCAATTTACACTAAAGGATATAAAAATGAGGAAAGGATAACAATTGATGTATCAGAGTTTTTTAGTAAACTGAGTACTTGGAACGAATGTTGTTTTTATGACGGAGAAGATGGAAATTGGTATGGCTTTGGAACTTACAGAGATAAGCTAATAAGAATAAAAATAAATAAAAATGATTACTCAACGAAAATAGATGAGTGGGCATTAAATGAAATAAGATTAGGTAAATTAGGAAGTTACTATGAAAAAAATAGAAGTTACTGTCATAGATGTGTATATAGCTGTATTAAAGATGGTTACCTATATTCGATAAATTCATATAGTGCGGATAAAATCTATAAAATTAATATCAATAATCCTGTAGATATTTCTGTTATAGAATTAGGTAAAGAAGTTAGGACTTCGAAATATGGGGGAGAATACTGTTACCTATATAAGTGGGGAGACTATATATTAGGTTATGAATTTGCAATTGATAAAAAAGACCAAGTCATAGTAAACAGTGTTTCTGATTATAACGGTGAGGGAATACCAAACTTAATGATGGATCCAAAGACAATCGGACCATTGGTCATTGGTTTTGGAGGTTATGAGGAGAGGTTTTATAAACTTTTATTTCTTCATACCCCATACCTTGGAACAATTAATAACCTATCAAGTCCAATATTAAAAACGGCAGATAAGACAATGAAAATAACATATACCTTAACAGAGGAGGAATAAAATGAATAAGTTTTTAGAAATACTAAAAGTATGTTTTACAGCTATCGGAGGATGGTTGGGATTTTATCTTGGAAGTGTAGATGCATTTATTTACACATTACTTGCTTTTGTAATAGCCGACTATTTGACGGGAGTTTTAAGAGCAGGGGTTGAAAGAAAGCTATCCTCATCCATAGGATTTAAAGGGATAGCAAAAAAGATTATGATTTTTATAGTTGTAGGAATAGCAAACCTATGTGATGTAAATTTAATTAAAGGTGATGGAACTATGATAAGAACAGCCATCATCTTTTTTTATATAGCAAATGAAGGGCTCTCTATTTTGGAAAACTCTGTAGCACTAGGCTTGCCAGTACCAGAAAAATTAAAAAGAGTATTAGAACAATTCAAGGAGGAAAAATAAATGAGTAATAGTCCATTAGTACAAGCAAGAATTCTTTCACCTAACCATAGTGGAAGAAGAAATCAAAAAATTACTAAAATAGCAATCCACCATGCGGCAGGAGTTATAAATGGTAGAAATCTTGCTGGAGTATTTGTGCCAAGGTCAAGACGAGCATCAGCTAACTACAATTTAGGGTCAGATGGAGTCATTGTTTTAGGAGTAGATGAATCTAACAGAGCCTGGACAACCTCGTCTTCTTGGTGTGACAATCGAGCAGTCACAATTGAAGTAGGGAACTCTACGAGGGGACCTCAGTGGTTAGTTTCTGATTATGTTTTAAATAGACTAATTGATTTAGTTACAGACATCTGCAGAAGAAATGGAATCTATCCTTGCACCTACACTGGAGGTAAGGATGGTGTCCTTCAAAAACACGAATGGTATAAAAGCACTAACTGTCCTGGTCCATATCTTGGCAGCAAGTTTCCATATATAGCAAATGAAGTAAATAAAAGACTAAGAGGCAATAATACTATTAGTAAACCGACAGGTGGACTATATAGAGTTAGAAAATCTTGGTCTGATGTAAAAAGCCAGAAAGGTGCATTTAAGAATTTAGATAATGCCAAAAGATGTGCCGATAGATTTGGTTTAAAAGTATTCGATGCAAATGGCAAGATAGTATATCCAGTTGGAAAGACAACCGATGAGTTAGCAAGAGAGGTTATAAGTGGAAAATGGGGTAATGGAGAAGAGAGAAAAAGAAGGTTAACTAATGCTGGATATGATTATTATGTTATTCAGAGAAGAGTAAACCAACTATTATAA